ATAGCTGTCTTGTTACCGGCTGCGTCACCACCGTCAAACCAAGGGGTTTCTAGAGTCCCGCCACCTGTGTCGTACTCAAAGCCTGTGATCTGATCTGGGTTTATAACATCAGGCGATAGCTGTAGCCAATAGATGTTGTTGCCAACCCCAAACCACGCCCGGTATTCGTTGTATGCAAACCCTACGTGTGCAGCAGTAAGCCCTGTGTTGTTAGCACCAGTCCACTTTACTTCCCAAGCTGTGTCATTGAAGCCAAGAATAGAAGACGCACCTGTACCAGAAACAACCGAGGAAGACCCACCAAAACCTGATGACTGCCGACCTGTTGCAAAGACTGAATAAGACACAGCAACGTCCGCATTTACAAAAGCAAGCAGGTCGTTATGCGTACCAATTAGCTTGGTTATAGTCCCTGAATATATTTCAGGAACGCCATGATCCCTGTCAAAACCAACAAGGCTTACTACGGCTGTGTTAGATCCTGTCTGGTATTTGTAGATGGCATTTCCAGCAGGGAAATATACCGAATCTCTCCAAACAAGAGTGCCTGACCCTGACTTTTCGTGGAAGGGAAGCCTTAGTTCTGTTTCTTCCCAGCGGTTGTTAGTCTCATCGTAAGCCCACAGCCCTGTTTTTGTGGATGCGTAAATAATTGGAGTACCGGCTGCATCTCTGTATATAAACAAAGCTGTAGCGTACCCATCAGGTAGTGGTAGCTGTGCTTTTTCAGTGGGGTTAGCAGTCGGTCCAGATGCCCATTGCTTTAGCATCCCGTTGTGGTCAATGCCCCATAACTGACCATGCCAGATCGTAAAGTATTCAACATTACGGGTTGCGCTACCAGAGACAGGCATGTCAGTAAATGTGTCAGCGTCGGCAGTGTAGGTATAACCAGACTCGCCTCGCGCAAAGATCATGTAACTTGCCGTAGTGTCTCGAAAGATAATTGATTCGCTAGTTACATCAGACATTGTTGCTAGGGCAGAACTCCAGCTATTACTTGAATCCCCGTATCTGTACAGCTTGTTATCTGAGAACACAGCATAAACAGATGTTGATGCTCCAACGGTGAACTCATTGATAGATACGACAGCACCAGCACCAGTATTTGCAGTTACAAGATTCTGCTTCCTTGGTAAAAGAACATGACCCTTGAAACGAGTTTGGCAATTAGTCCACCACGCTCTGTCTGCGGTTGATGGATCTAGCCCCCTATTCCAGCCTATCCCGCCACGGAAGTCGTTCTGTGTAAGGATGGAGGCTCTTGGGTCTGCGCCACGCTGTGTGTCGCCGATGGTAAAACGTGGGGCAGCAATACTTACAAGTGTCTTCCGTACAGGACCACTGATCTTGTACCTCTCACTATTCAGAAGTATTTCATTCTTACCAATAACAGATGCCATTAGTCCACCATCTTTGTGCCGGGTCTAAGTGCAGGCAGTGAACGCTCTGCTTGGGCAGCTACTCCTTCAAAGTACGCAGCCCTTCGGTCATTGTCATCTGGGTCTGTTGTGCGCCCTCTAGCAAGGCTAAACAAAGCTTTGCTCGTGGCGCGAGCAACTACTAAATCAGGGTCTATCTCACAAGTAGTAGAGTCGCTACTTAGTAACGATGGGAGATTGTACCCAATGAGGCGAACCAAACTGTAGCCAACTTCTTTTCTAGCTGACTCAGATAAGAAAACTTTTCTAGCTTCTCTATCTACTCGATAAGTACCAGACCACAACCTGTTGTATACAGCAGACTCTGTTTCGACAACCTTGATGTCATTGATCCAGACATACCTAGCACCAGTCGTTACATATTTCAATCCAACAGAAATGATTGCGTCATCTTCTTCAGGATTAGCTAGAGAGACACGACAGTACGTCCACGTTCTTGCAGCTAAAGCAGGCACAGCAAGAGTTTCTTTTATTGTGCCAAGATCCGCAGCACTACTTAGGCACAGAGTTATATTGCCTGCTGTTGTAGCCGTAGAAGATTTTATCCAGAACTCAACGGCATTGTACTTCCTGAAATCTTTTACCCCAATAGCATGTGATGCAAGGATATCGCCAGAAGAAACAGAGCCACTTATGTACAGGCGAGAAGACGCATTGTTTGCTTTGAAATCTTCAGAGTCCTTGGTCATGGTTACATCACCATCAACCTGCTCTGTCCAAACAATGTTAGCGTCTTGAATCTGCTCACCAGAGTAGTGGTGGCGGTAATCTACCTGCGAGATTGCTGTCATTGCTGTAGGGATGTCGTAACGACTGTCCCTTATATGACCGTGGTTGGAGATATCTTCGTTGATAACAAGCCCACGAGGAGTCCGCTGAGTTATAGCTTGATTGATGAACTCGTGGATTCGTTCAGGTGGATACTCAGCGCGCCAGTATTCGTAGGTGTCTGAGGTAGCCGTAGACGCAGTAGCGGCTGGCTTGAAGGTGAATGTACCGGATGAACTAACGTAGTCCGTTACACGACGGATAAGACCATCGTTAGTACCAGAGGTGAACACAAGCCAACCACCGTTGAACTCGTCATCTCCACCAATCGTATTGGCATCAACGACTGTTGTCGTGCTTCCGCTGCCAGTTGCCGAACTTGCCGGGGACTGGTCTAAGTTCGACGCAATAGATCGCCTGATCTGCTCTCTAGTCCTGCTTTGAAATGCAGCCACGATGTACCTACTTGCTTGCTCTACGCTTTCTGCGCCAGTCAGCCAAAGACTTTAGACCACCCTTTAGATCGTCTAGTTTTTCTTTGCTAACCGTATGGGTTGCTAGTTGCTTTGCAAAAGCCTGTGCTTCTTGCTCTGCAACTTCTCGTTCTTTATGAAGGAGTTCTTCTAACTGATGTCCTTCAAGCCTAGATGCTCCGGGTATGTAAACACTTTTTCCATTCCCAACATCAAAGGTTTCTTCGGACGGTTGTCCGATCACACGTTCAACATCTCTAGAGAGGCTAACTTGACGATGCCCAGCTTTTCTACCTGCGGATACAGGTAGCCATATTTGTTGCTTCGCCAAGTTAACCCCCTCTAAAAATTAGGACCTGATGTTTAGCATAACAAGCCCGAAGTCAGTCGCTATTGATACAACGCCCATAGCAGTACCAATCGGAACTTGGTCAGTTGCTCCTGAAGAATCAAAGAGCGTTGCTGCTCCAGATTGCCCTGAAACTTGGCTAACCGCAATACCATCACCGACGATCAATATCGTAGTGCCACTAACCAGTACAGACGAGATACCTGATGTCTGTATCCAGCCGTAGTAGCTAGCAGTCAAAGGTATAGTCGTTACACCCAATGGTCCTGTACTAGCCGTACCATCTCCATCAATGATCTTTACAGCGGTGTACGGGTTATAAACCAGTTGAGCCTCTGTGTCGGCTGTAATAGCAGACCTAAGACCATCTGACTCATCAATAGTAAAGACTACCGTTGCGTCATCCGAAGCGTCGTGAGCAGGGTGAGACTTGATTCGGTAAACCTCGCCCTCACCAGTTCCATCATTGAAGACCAAGTATCCGTCTTTGTACTGGTTTAGAGTCAAGTCGGTTGTTGGAACTTCTAAGCTAACAGTGGTAGCACCTACACTGTGTGTAGCCGTAGGCGGGACATCCATATCGTGATCGCCCACAAGGACTGATCCGTCTACGATTTGCCCTGCTGAAGTAATAGCAGCGGAACTGTTCTGTGCGTAGTAAAACACTCGACCATCAGGCAAGACTGCCTTTGTGCCAAGCTTCTGCTTTTGGTCAGAAGTTTCAACTTTTTCTTGTCCGTAACCCAAATGTACGGTTAGTGGAAATGCCATTTCAGTATCCCTCCTTGGGATAAGTTTTGAGCAGGTTCAAAGCCCTGCGATAGTCCGATGTTAAAGGCTCGGTCTATCGTTACACCTTTTTTCTAGGTCGCCCTAGTTTCTTCTTGACTCTTGTCTCTTCTAGGTTACCTGATGCAACAGCTTCAGCAAAGGTTTGAACTTCTTCTACCTTTATCTCAGGCGTTGGATCAGGCACAAACTCAGGAGGGCTTTCGACAAAGCCTCTAGATAAGTACGTCTGGAGAAAAGGTTTTGGTAGGTTCGGGCATTCTTCCCAAACCTGCTTTCCTTCAACCGTTGATTGTTTCCATAGTGTGATTTTTTTTACACCACCTACGGACATTTCAATTCTACTTTGCCTAGAAACCATTATCGAAAACCCCCTGAATTATTTATTAGCTAGTTGCTGGATCAAGAATTTCTTGTCGAATTGCAGCACCCTTAGAGTCATCAACTTCAAACACAGCGTAGTCCTCAGTGACAACTACCTCATATGCACGAAGCGAAGCATCTCGTTCACGTTCTTCTGTTCGACCACTTGCGGACAAGTGACCCATTGCAGTCTTATCAGCAATTACTCCGTAACCGGAATCAGTCGTGCCGATCTTTGCAATGTTTCCATCTTCAAAGAATGGAACACCCGAAAGCTTGATACCAGAGTAGTAATCTTTTACTGCTGGCTTGTTGAAAGCATCTGGCAATGGGTATGTAGCAAGCGTGTTGCCAACCGATGTTGCAAGCTTCCAAATAGCGTTAGGGTGGTGAACCGCAAAAAGGTCCGAACCAAACTTACCTGATTTTGCATTTGCAATAAGTGCAGAAGCAAAAGCAAGAGTAAGGTCTGCACCATCAGCACCAAGAGCAGTACCGCCATTCAAGGAAGGGAACAGGGCAATAATGTCCGTGTCCTTCTTCCTAGCCATAGCGTCACCCATCTGGCGACCAATGATCTTGTACACATCTTCGTTGTTCTGTCGAAGAAGAGTGTCGGTAATAATTACCTTAAGACCAACTTCTGCTGTCGTTGCGGTAACAGTTGAGACATCAATGTCTTCACTGTCAATCATGTCCTGACCTTCAGCAAGGTCTTCCGCATCCATCTGAGCAACTTTAGGGATTTCGAGTTTGTACTCACCCTTACCAAGATTGAACTTCTCAATGAGTCCAACCAGTGGTGCGTTATGCTCTTCTGTGTATCGTGCTTGTGCAAGCATGATACGAGACATGTTCTGGAGATTTCCAGATGTACTCGTCTGT